GCGGCCTTCAACGCCGCCTTGGTGAACCCCTCGGGCAAGGACTCGTCCAGCGCCTTGCCGAACTGCCTGCCGATGCCCTGAAGGTTCTTGCTGATCTCCTTCTCGATACCCCTGAAAGAAGGCACCACCTGGAGGAACGCTGTTCCCGCGTGGTACGCCACCGTGCCCCCTCCCCGCTCGGGGCCGCAGGAGGGGCGGCGGTTATGCGGGTGGAACCGGGTCACCGGCGGCTCGCCGCCCGGCCGGTGCGCCGGGTGCGGGCGGGGGTTGGACACCGGCGGGCAGCATCCGCGCCACGACCGTGCGGTGCTTGGCCATGCTGCGGCGCTGCCGGACCCGGTCCATCGCGGTCCGCGGACGCGGATGCGGGCGCACCTTCGGCGGCTTCCCACCAGCGGCGGCGGTGACAGCCTGGATGAGCTCCCCGAGCCGGTCGAAGACGTTAGTCAACATCTCCAGCTCCGGGGAGAACTCCGACATCGGCACCCGCCCCGGTCCCGGCGGCCGGTCGAGCAGTTGTTCGGCGAGTTGCTCGTCATCGGCGAGGGCTTCGGCGTACGCGCTGGTCCTGGGCAGCCCGTCGATGAGGTTCAGCAGCCGCCGCCACCGCCGGGCCTGCCACTGCCCGACCAGGTCCACCCCACGCCAGGTCAGATCCCGCTCGATCGCGGTGCCGTACCGGCCGATCACGGCCACCAACCGGCGGTCATCGGCCGGGGTGGCGCCGAGCCCGAAGTGGGCGCGGTAGACCCGCACCAGCCTGGCCATCTTGAACCCGGTCAACCGGCGCACCGCCGGCCGCGCCGGCACGGGGACCACGGTGTGGGTGAACGCCCACAAGTTGCTGAGCGCGGCGAGCAGCTCATCCCACTTCACGGTGCGCGGGTCACGCAGCCGCACCCGAGCACCGCCGATCAGCACCACCAAGGGTCGGTCGGGGTGTTCGGCGTCCAGGGCGTCGAGGTCGAACCCGACCCGCGGCGGATCGGCGCTGCCGTCACCGGCGCGGTTCAGGCCCATCCGGCAGGTCCAGCTTGTAGTGCGCCTGGTAGTCGGCAATCAGCTTGTCGAGCCGGTACACCGGCATCTTGCGTGAGAGCAGATCGGCGCGCTGATCCTCGGGCACCAGCAGGTGCATCATCATCCGCGGGTTGCCCTGAGCCACGGCAAGGTCCTGCCAGTCGGCCTCCATCGAGTCGATCAGGAGGAACCGTTGGCCCTGGTAGCGGAACCAGAACGGTTTCGGCCGCGGCGTCGGATGCTCATGGGCATCAAGGTCGCAGACCACCTCACCGTCAGGGTCCCACTGCTCGTCTGGGTCGACCGGCGCCGGGTTGATCGTGTTCTCGGTCATCAGGTGGTGCGCTCCTCACGCGTAGGACCGCTGCGCGCGGTATCGATGGACTGCTTACGCGCCGACTTCGCCGGCGCACGAGGGTCGCTGCCTGCCGGCGCTTCAGCCCCGGCGGGCGCGGGGACGTGCTCGTCGGGCCGGGGTCCCGGATCCCCGTCGTCGGGTCGGGGCCCCGGAGCGTCGGGCGGGGTTACCGGGTCGTCGTTGAGCGGGGTTGGTTGCTTTCGTTGCCAGCCGTCGAAGGTCAGGGCCACGACGTCCGACGGGGTGTAGGCGAGGCGTTCGATCGGTTCGCCGTTGCGGCCTGCTTTCACGAACGTGGCCAAGGGCTGCGGCCTGGTCGGCTCGCCGGAGCCGACGGCGTAGCGGTTGATAACGGTCACGCGGGTGCCTTCCTTGAGGGATCGGGCAACAACAATCGGTGCGACCGCTGGTGGCTGCGCCGACCAGTGCGCGCGCCTGTAGCTGCCTGGTGGGAGCGGGTTATGGGCCGGCGGGCTCTTCCTCGAAGCCCATCGAGTGCAGGATGGCCTTCCACCCGGGTCCGCCCCAGTACCAGCAGTGGGAGAACCCAGCGGCGCTGTCCTTGAACCCGGTGAACGTCATCGGGTACGCGATCGGGTCGTCGCCCTCGGACATGTTCTGCTCGCCCAGCTCCGTGATCCGCGACCTGGGCATGAACCGGCCGAAGTAGATTTCGCCTTCTTCGATCTCGTCGACGAAGACACCCAGGACGCGGTAGTGCCGGGGCTTGGGCCGGTCCGGTTTGGCGATGGCGACCTCACCGCTACCCGCGGCGGCGCGCACCGCGGCGATATCAGCGCCGGTGTAGAGGCCGATGGTCTGCATTTTCGTTTCCTGCGCGGTGATCGCCATGGTGATCACGTCGCTGGTGGCATCCGAGCGGGTCGGCTCCGTACTGCCGAACGAACGCACCTCGGACAGCTCGGTGTTACGAGCGAAAGCGGCACCGTCAGGGCTCAGATGCCCCAGGTCGCCCCACCCTGGCGGGAGCGGGGCCAGGTCACCGGTGGTGGTGGTCAGCGACCTGATCAGCGGCACGCTCATCGGCCCGACGAACACGCTGCCGTCGAGGGCCTTACGGATCAGTTCTGCTTTCTTGTTCTGCAACGCGGCATACGACATGGTTTTTCCCTCGGGAGGCAGGCAGACAGCCCGGCGGACCACAGCCCCCGCACGGAAGCGGAGCGGTGCGGCATCCGGTCGGCCGGGTGGCCGTTGAAGGGGTTGGTCAGCGCCGGCGGGTGCGGCGGGTGACGATCAGGTAGCGGGCACCGAAGCGGCGCACACCGGAGGCCCACGGCACCTCGACCGGGGCGACCTCGACGGCCACCCGGTCGACCAGCCCGGTCGGGCTGCGCAGCCGCTGCGTGGTCAGGAACTCCTGCACGTCGCCGGCCAGCGCGGACCCCTCGGCGTAGGTGCGGTGGAAGACGTCGACCTCGACCCGGGCGAAGTCGCAGAGCCGGTCGCTGCGCCCACCGGCGCGCACCACCCGGATGAACGGCAACGCCTGTTGCAGGTTCGGCGGGGTCTGGGAGCCGACGCGGCCAGCGCCAACGAGCGGCAGGAGTACCTCGGCTAGCAATACCTGCGCATCGGGGAACCGCGGCCGGGTCACCATCCGGACCGGCCGAGGGTGTCGATCCAGTCCAGCGTCTTGGACAGCACCCGATGCGCCGGGCTGTTCGGCGTGCCGACTTCGACCAGGATCGCGTGCTCGGCGGTGTTGGCCAGCTGCGCCGCGACCCGCGGCATCGGCGGATCGCCGACATCTGTCACGACCGTGTCGACGACCTCCCAGGAACGCAGGTACTCACCGGAGTCAGTCGGAGAGATCAGCTCCGCGTAGGGCAGCGCGGAGGCGGCGACGTCGTGTACCGCGTCGCGCAGCTCCGGCCCCACCGCGCATGCGGCGATGCCTGCCTTGTCCAGCACAAAGCGCACCCGCACGTAAGCCACCGCGCACACCTCCCTCGGTGTGTCAGCCGGTGGTCCGCCGGACCGGGATCTCGGTCAGGGCGTTGAGCCATTCGCGGGGTTGCCCGGCGACGTCGTAGAGCTGCCCACGGATGCGGACCTGGTCGTGGGCGTCGACCGGGGTGCCGGGTGGGGCGAACACGGTGCCGTCGGCCTGGACCTGGTTGGCGTTGTCCTGCATTTCGCGCGACGCGCCGGGGGCGAACAGGCAGTCGGGCACCACGACCTGCGAGCCGGTGCCCGGGATCGGGTCGCCCTGGCCGTCGCGTTGCGGTGGGTGCACGATGACCACCGCTTCGGTGTCACCGGCGCCGAACACGTGGGTATCCCATGCCGGGGCGTGTCCAGATCGTGCCGGCGCGGCGGCGTGCCCGCCGGGCGCCGGCCAGCAACACGGTGTCGGCGTCGGTCAGTGTGAGTAGTCCGCTGGCGAGGTCCGGGTCGTAGGAGCGGGTGAACGGGCCGGTGCTCTCCGAGCGCAGCCCGTTCGGGTTGCGCATTACCCGGGCTGCCATGTTGATCACCGCGAGGCTGGCGCTGTCCCCGGACAACTGCCCGGCTGCGATGCGCTCCGTCAGGTTCGGGTGGCTGTCGCGCAGTAGTTGCGATGCCCGGCGCAGCAACGCCCGCACCAGGCTCTCGCGGGCGGGTGACAGTGGCCCGAATAGTTCGGTGTACTCACCGACGGTCGCCAGCGGCGGCGGCCCGCCGACGGCACGGAACCGCACGAAGTACGCCTCCGTCTGTTGTGTAGTGCCGCTCGCCCGGAACGTCGCTCGCCACAACCCTTCACTGGTCCCGGTGAAGGTGTACGGGTACTGCCCCGGCGCGGTCGCGGATTCCGGCACCGGCACCGCGTCGAGCACGACGGTGCCGTCCGGATGTGCCCACGTCGCGGTGACCGTCGCGCCCCCGGTCGTGGTGAGCGTCAGTTCGACGGCGTCTCCGACGTCCACCGCTCACCCCCTGCTCTGCCGGCCCCGCACTGGGGCTTACGGGGTGGCCGGCGGGACATGGCCGGCCTTTTCGCAGGCGGTGATGATGTCCGCGCGTTCGGCGTCGTTGGGCACGTCGACCCGCTTGGCCGCGGCGAACGCCCGCCAGGCGTCCAATCCGGAACCCTTGCCCGACCGCGGAGGCGCAGGCGGCCCAGCTACTGGTGGTGACATGTCGTCGGTGTCGGTGTCGGTGGCCGGGGTCTGCGGCGGCGGTTGGTCGACGTCCTCACCCGTGGGCGGGTCATCCTCAGTCGCTGAAGCGTCGTCCTCAGCCGCGGCACGGTCGTCTCCGGCCTCGGCGGGGTTGGTGTTGGGGGGCCAGGCGTTGGGGTTGGTGATCCGTGCCGCGATGTCCGCGGGTAGGTCGTGGTCGGGTCCGTATGCCTGGCCGTCGACGATGACCCAGGCTGCCAGTCGGCGGTAATTGTTGTTCATGCCGGCCCCCGGGTTAGAGGACGCGGGCGGTGAGGAGCCGCCGCGGCTCGCCGATGATGGGCATCCCGGTCCCGCCGACCTTGGTCCAGGTCCGGACCGGGTCGCCGATTTTCATGACCACGCCGATCAGGCCCGGGAGTTCCTCGAAGGCCAACTGCGGGTTGGTGCCGCCGGCGAGTTCCAGGGCCTCGGCGGTGATACCCCACACGGTGCGCCCGAGGGTGCGCGGGTCCTGCGGCAGGTACACCATCCGGTCGGCCGGGATCGGCCGGGTGGAGACCCCGTCGACGTCGACCAAGGTGTTGTAGGAGACGAGCTGCGGTAGTTCGAAGCTTTCCAGCAGGGTGTTGAGCTGCGCTCGGGAGATCATGCTGGGGGTGATGCCGTTGCCGGAGGCCAGCTTGCGGACCTTCTCGTTGCGCAGCATGTGCCCGATGACGGTCCGGGAGGTCAGTGCCCAGGCGGGTGGTTCGCCGGCGTCGTCGGTGAAGATGTCGGCCCAGCCGCGCATCTCTTCGAACGGGTCGGCGTCGGCGTGGTTGAGCCAGGACGTCATTGCGACGGGCAGGTGCGAGGGCATCACTCCGAAGTCGGCTTCGAGGGTGAGCCCGTTCTCCCCACGCAGGGTGAAGCGGCCGTCGGTGAGGACGTCGCCGCGGGCGAGTTCCTGGCGGGCCAGGACGGCGAGAGTGTTGATCTCGGCGTCGTTGTACGCGGCGTCGACCATCGCGCCGGTGGTGTCACCGCCGGAACGCGCCCGCTCCAGCTTGAGGCGTTCCTCTTCCGCGATCGGGGTTTTCTGCCCGAGCGGCGGCAGAGCGACCCTTTTCCGTTCCAGACTCGGCCGACTACCCACTGGGGTTTCGGCGTCGAAGGCCCGGAATTTCGCGGCCTGGTTCGTCTTGATGATGTTGTCGAACTCGGCTTCGATGTCGGGGATCGTCTCGTCGACGAGCCACTGGTTGAGGGTGTAGTTGGCCGGGTAGGGCACCTCGCGGACGAATCCGGTGAGGGTGGCCGGCTCCACCAAATCAAAGTTGATCATTTGTGTGGGGTGTCCTTACCGGTAGCGGAGTCGAGCGGAGACCGCGGCCATGCCGGCGGCATCCAGGCCGTGGTTGGCGGGCAGGCGGGCGGTGACGATGGCGCCGTGCCAGTGCAGGGCGGCGCCGACGTTGGGGCCGCCGGTGGTGACCGTGACGGAGGAGAACAAGTGGCCGGCGAGGGTTTGCTGGCCGTTGGTCTTCGCCGGGTCATACGGGCCGTAGAGGTCCTTGTCGTCGCCGGTGGTGATCAGGGCGACCGGCATCCCACTGGGGATGAACCCGTTCGGGAAGTGCTTGGCGCGGGTGAACGCGCGGGGGGTGATGGTGATGGACTCGGTGCAGTCGGTGCCGTGTGCCGAGCCGAGCCATGCTCGGTCTTCGGACTGGTAACTGACGGTTCTGACGGTGAGGTCCATGCGGGCGGTGTCCTCCCTGGAAAAGGGGTGCGTCGCCCCACACCGGGCCGGGTGGCCTTAGGCGGTGGGGCGGGGTTGCGGGGTGCGGGCGGCGAAGCGGGCCTGCGCGGCGGCACGGCCGGCGGCCAGCCCGCTCAGCGGTGTGGTGCCGGTGTTGCCCTGGCCGTAGTCGGGTAGCTGCCGGGGCAGCCCCACCGCCGGCGGCGCCGGCGTGCCGGCCGTCGTGCTCTGCGGCAGGCCCGGAGCACCGGGGCTGCCCGCCGCCGGGAGCCCGGGCGGCGCGGTCGGTGCGGGGGGCAGGACGGCGTTGACGAATCCGGTGATCTTGTCGGTGTCCACCGCGATGCCGTCGGCGGCGAGGAACCCGTCGGTGTTGATCCCGGCTATCAGCGCCGTGACCTGCTCCGGCTGCAGGCGGTTGCCGACCGCGGCGCGTAGGTGCGCGTCGACCAGGACGGCGCCGGCTTGCTGGATGGCTTCCGTGCGTCCGGCCTCGCGGGCGGCGGCTACGGCCTTCTCGTGTTCGGTTGCGGTGGCGGCGATCAGCTCGTCGTGCGCCTGGGCCTTGGCTTTGAGGGCGTCGTAGTCCGACATGGACTTGACGCGGTCCTCGTTACGGCGGGCGTAGTGCCGCCAGTACGCCTCGCGCTGCTCGCCGGTCATCTGCTCCAGCGGCACCCCGTCGGGGTAGCCCTTCTCCCCGGGCGGCGGGCCCGGCGGGCTGCCTGGGCTGTTCGGCGGTACCGGCGTCGGTGCGGGTGGGCCGCCGGTCGGGCCCGGCGGCGCCAGTGCTGGCGGTGTGCCAGGGGCAGGGCTGGGGGCGGGTTCACCGGTGGGTTGGGATCCGCCCATGACGGGCCAGATCGGCGTGCCGGCCCTCGTCATGGCCAGCGCCTGGATGGGTGCGCCGGTCAGTGGGTGACGCAACCTTGGGTGCACCGGCAGATCAGCAGCGTTGGTGGTGGGCAGGGTGATTCGCATGTGGGTCCCCAGGTCGGGTAGCAGGGCGTGCGCGCCCCTGGCGGGCGCACACGAAGGGCAGCCCGGCCGGATCGGCGAGCCGCTGGTGGCGGGTCAGAGCGCTCAGGTGCGCGGGTGCAGCGGGTTACGCAGCGACGCGGTCGCGTGAGGCGCCCTCGGTGGTGCGGCGCGGTGTGCGGGCGACGTCGCGCGGTGAGCGGAAGTGCTCGTCGGCGTTGATCAGGACGGGGCCGAGTTCGCCGTGCTCGGCGATCTGCACCCGGATCTGCCGCAGCCCGACGCGGTGAGTGCCGCCCGCTGCGGCGTAAATCCGTTTGAGGTCGTCGGCGTTGATGGCAAAGCCGGGGTCGGCGGTGTCACCGACCGCGACGACGCCGCACCGGCACCCCGGGTGTAAAGGTTTGAGGTCCTGGTAGTGGTAGATCCGGTCGGCGGCCACGACGCAGAGCCCGCACGGCGGCCCGCCGGTGCCGAGCTCCGGACGCAGGATCCGCCGGTACCCGGAGCGGATGTTGCGGGTGGTCATGAATTTGTGGGCTTGGGCGCGGTGGGCGAGGCTGATGTCG